TCGATAGACATTAGGACATTAGGCTCAGAAATTTATTGGAACGACCCCAAAACTCTTCGAAGAAAATCGGGACATTCCACAACCTAAGTCAACCAGCGTCGACCAGCGATGACTGATGTCATCATCAGTAGACAAAGATAATATTACGGTGGTGGTCGTAGGTGTTAACTTAGGTTAACTAAAGATGACTGTTGTTCCTCAATAGCACCACCTAACTTTAGTCATCGATCACCTAACTTACTGCAATGTTGCAGTTCGGTATGAGAATTGCTATATAAACACTGTGATTAAGGGAGGTGCTTCCCCTGCAAAGGGTTTGCTAAAGACTTTAGTCATTATACTTGAGAGGGTAGTTGCTCCGGGCGAAAGACTGGAAAACTGCCCTTTCTTCGTTTTAGACGAAAAAAAAGCCCCACCGGCGTTGACCAGTGAGGCTTGAGGTATTCAATGCATTGTTAATGCGTCCCAGCTGACCGGGAACAGCGCCGCTGCGCGTTCCTGTATCAGACCGGCGATGACCTGTGTTTCTTCTTGTGTGTGGTCGTCGAGGCGCTGCTTGCACACCCGTGCAAACGCCTGTAACGAGCCAGACCAGTACCATTCAGTCATCATAGTTTGCGGTAGGATCATCCGTGCCTGTTCAGGCGCGACACCAGCCGCAATCATTGTGTTGTAATTCTTGTAAGCGAGTAGGTTTGTCTGTTCCAAAATCAGCTTGGCGCTGTTCTGGTCTTCAACTTCACCGTCACTGCCCTGCTTACTGTTCTTAGGTTTACCTCGCCAGACTTTCGGATTGTAAAACTCAGGCGGGTCATCAACGTACCTGCGTGACACCTCGTTCCAGCTGAGACCGACTTGGTGCTTCACCAGCTGACGGGCGACAAACAATGGCGCCTTGATCCTGAACTGCATGAACGCATGGGCAAAGGGTGACCAATGCCCATGTTCAGCTAGGTAATGGATTAGACGTTCATCCTTGTCATCCATCTGTTCGCTTTCTTTTGCGAACGACACCCGTGCTGCGTTCACGATTGTCAGGTCGCTGCCCATGTGATCGACTAGTTTAGCTTCCATTAAGAAAAAACTCCCGAGTTAGACCCTCTTCAGATGGGTCGAAGATTGTTTCTTCACTACGCACTTCGCCGCAGTGGACGCACTCAGTCCAATCAATCTGCTTTAACAGCTGACTGCCCTTGATCGGTTCAAAAAACTGATCCGAACACCGTAGCGATTTTTCCATGCCGCAATCGTTACATCGAAACATGATCTAAACTCCACAGCTGCCACCGTGACCAGTGATGTCACAAATGTCATGTGTTTCGAGTATCTCTTCGCCCTGTCGATTACTGGCCTCTGAGTAAGGTACAGACGTCAGTGGCTGACCACCACGACTACCATCGGCGTAGCATGTAAAGCCCCGCAGCCGGTGGGCATACTTCGCTAGCATGTGCGCAAATGGCTCGACTGTGTCCTCGTTGTTCAGCTTGGTTCCCCATGCTGGCAGATTGATGGTCGAACTGATCGACATGTCGACGTAATCCTGCACGTCAGCTTGGAACTTAATGCGGCGTTCTGGGTCAGCTGCCAAATCGATTGCACTTTCAATCTTCTCAGGGTCAGCGCCGTAACGGTCGATCAAGTCTTGTGCCGCGCTGTCGACTACGTATTGGTAATGCCACCGAGTACCGCCTTTAAGGTATCGACGCTTGTAAGCCACAGCGAAGATGGGTTCGACGCCTGTGCTGGTTCCAGCCAGTATGCCAATGCTCCCAGTAGGAGCGATTGCACGATTAGCAACAGGACGGCTAACCCCGATGTGATCAGCAAAATCTGCGCTGCTCTTGTCGCTGACCACCTTGTAGACGTGTAGCCACTTATGTAGTTCGTCGGTAACCTCATAGCGTTCTCCTCTTTGAATTAGCCACTCATGCATCCCCATCAGACCGAGGCCAAGGCGCCGGTTCTTTTCCCGGGTACGTCTGATGCCCTCGTAAGGCACCTCACCCCGGATGGTTCCGCAGAGCAGGAATTTGGTTGCCAGTTCGACGACATCAGCAAACTCAGCGATGTTGTCGATGCGTGAAAGATTGACTGAGCCAAGGTTGCAAACGTCATCTGGATCAGCTGAAGTGACCTCGGTACAGGCGTTGCGTAGCGTTTCGTCGTCTTTCATGTAGTTAAAGCTGAAACCCGGTTCTGACGTCTCCAGCGCCTGCCGCATGTTATGCATGAACACGTCACCAACCTCACCTGTGGCCCAATAGTTGTTCTGCCACTCAGTGTCGTAATTGACTGAGATGTTGGTCATGTCCATCGGTGCTTTGAAATTGAAGTCAGCCTCTTTCAGCGCACCCATTGTGGTGTCGCCTACCTTCATGTGACCCCAGTTTTTCATGGTCAAAAATTGTTTAATGTCGCCGTGCTTCCAATGCAGACTGGCGTACATGGCGCTTCGGCGCGACCCGCCCTGCATGACATTGCGACCAATGCCGTTAACTAATTCCATCATTGGCAGCGGACCAGATGCCTGACCGCCGGTGCGTGATAGTTTCTCACCAGCTGCCCGGTAGACGCTGTAGTCGATACCGATGCCCCCACCACTCATAAGTGCGCTAGTCGCCTTGTTAGCCAGTGTCGCCCAGTCTTCCCTGTTGTCATTCTCAGCCTTCAACAGGAAGCAGTTATTGTAGTATTTGACGTCCCGACCTGCGTACCAAAGGTATCTGCCGCCGGGTATGAATTTCATTTCGGTCATGTAGTGGACCAGCTGGTCGACGTCAGTTGGTGACATAAGGCCGTCACATACCTCATGCACAAGCGTTGAAGCCAAGGCTGACCATGTGTCACAGCCTTCATGTCGGTACTTCAAATTGAAGATGTCTTCAGCGAATTTATTCCTAAAAGTCATCGATGTTCCTTCTCCGGGGGGTTGCTATGTTCTGCTTTTGTTCTCATCGTGTCAATCAGTTTATTCAAGTACCAACGTGCCTTTTCCAAATCTTCAATTCCGTTTTTGTGATTGGATCGCCAGTTGTATTTTAGGATGTTGCCTCTGCAGTACGCCTTAAAGCCTTCTGGCCCCAAAGCGGCTGCAATAGCATCAATGCACTCGACCTCGCCCTGATTGTAATGGGGTGGATGATTAACGGCGTCATATTGCGCCGCTAATTTCCTCATGTGTTTCTCGTGGGTTCCCACAGTCGCACCTCCTTTTTGATTTCATCCCAGTCGTCCCAGCGCAAAATCCGGGCAAGCCGTGCCTGCCTGATTGCGTCATCACGGGTCATTCCTGCTTTGATGTATGCTTGTTCGACAGCACCCCAATGTGGTCGGGTGCCGAGTATCTGTTCGGCTTTCTTTGGGCCAATTCCGGGGACGCCGCTATACCCATCTGTACTGTCACCTGTGAGGCACTGCGTCAGGAAAAACCTGTCAGCATCAGCTGGGCTGATGTCCAGACGTTCGTCTGACGTGGGTCGGTACAACTTACCCGGCACTGTCTTCATGTCCTTGTCATCACTGACGATGATGCACTGTCCGACATTGTCTGATTTCGTTGCGAGCAATCCCATACAGTCGTCAGCTTCGATCTTTGGCCGACGAAAAGTCTGGAAGTTTTGCTCAACCCAATCGCACAGCGCCACATAGCCAACTGGCTTGCGTGTGCCTCGGCGATTGGACTTGTAAGATGGGTCGACGACCTTACGGAAGTTGTTCCCGTGGTCACTCAGGCAGCAGACGTAATCTTTTACGCCTAGCGTGTCTGTGATTTTGTCTAACTGAAACTGGAACGCCTGTTTAGCGTCTTTCAGGTCAGTAAACAGCGACCAAATATCGTCGCCCCATTCTATTTCTGTTTCTGCTGCAATGGCTGCCCGATACAGCAGTATGTCTGTATCAATCGCGGCAAACATCTTCGACCTCACTCATCCAGTAAAGGCCATCAGCTGTTATCATCCACACGTTTGTAAATTGCTCTTCAGTGAGCCGGGTGCTGAGTAGCCCCTCACACGCAGCCAGCGCGATATGGGTTGCCCATGTCCGCGCGAAGTCTGACTTCGTGGTGTAAGGTTTGATCTTGGCTTGCTCTAGCACATGGTAAACCGATGCAATGTTAGCCGCCTCACCCTCAGTGAGTGCCGGCCCAGTTGCGTCCGATTTTGTATTCGCTTTCGATGGGGGTCTTGAAGCTGAACGCTCGGCCAGCTTCTTGCGCCATTCGTCCAGTGATAATACCGACATGCTCTGGCACTCCTTCCTTGTCTTTAACGCTTAGTTGAACCTCATCATGAACCCATGCGACTATCGTCGCCGGTAGTTCCTGACGCTTTATTTCTTTGTCTATGAGTTGCACCCATTTCTTGGCGATTAGCGCCGCAGCTGACTGCAGCAACACGTTTAAGTGGGCATGACCCCTAACCACCAGCTGACGCCCGTCTAGGCCAATTAAATGACCCCTCTTCTCAACAACTGTTTTCAGCTGCCGAAGCAGGTCAGCAAACGCTGGGTTAGCTTTGTAGAACCTATCACGTAGCGCACGGCCTTCAGCTGCGCCTTTACCAAGTATCGAACCTAACTTCTGGTCACCGGCGCCGTAGCACAGCGCATAAATCATGGTCTTAGCTTGGTCACGACTTTCGAGACCAGCAGCCTTCATGTTCGCTGTGTGGATGTCACCACTGCAGACTTCTCTGGCGAACTCACCGCCATCTTGCAGGAAGTGACCAAGACACCGTAATTCGATACCTGCCAAATCAGACCCGACCAGTGAAAATCCTGGTGGTACAGTAAACAACTCACGGCACTCTTTGCCGAACGCAGCGCGTACTGCAGGCACCTGTTGCAAGTTTGGACCGAAACTCGACGCCCGTCCTGTGACAGTGCCTAATGGGTTAATCGTATGGCGCAGCTTGCCGTCAGTATCGACTAACTGCATCCATGCATTTTTGCCTTCAGCCAACATGCCAAGACGCTTTTGCAACATGAACGCCCGGGCGAGTTTCTGCGCCTCTGGGAATGGCAATGTTACCAGCGTACTTTCATCAATCTTTGCATCGCCTGATGGTGTAAACACCTTTGGCTTCCAGTTGTATTTGGACTTTAAGCAATGTTCGATGTGCTTGCGGCTGTTGGGGTTAAACTTGACTTCACGCTGTTTAATGAATGGCTCGCCTTCGACATAGCCAAGGCGCTTGTTGTTCCGCTTTGGTATGAACTCATCTTCGATGATCCATGGCGGAAACAAGTCATTTAGTTCATCTTCGATTGACTGCTTTTCCAGCACCAATTGTGCGTAAAGTTCACCAGCTTTCGGTAAATCAAAAGTCCATCCAGCCTGACCAATGCGATGGCATATTTCAGCTATCTCATGCTCAAACCAAATAGACCGCTGCGACCACTTCTCAGGCTGCAAGTGCTGCCAAAGTTTGTGGGTCACGACAACGTCTTGAAGACAATACTGTTCCATCTCTGGCGACCATTCAGACCAATCGGTGGTTTCACCAAAATCGCCTTTATGTTCGCCAAGACGTATTCCCCACGCCTTTAAGCTATGTGAGCCGTGTAGGCGTTTGGGAAAATCGTCATTGGTCCAGTTTTTAGCAAAGTCCCGCTCCCGCAGATCAGCACAGATAAGACGTGACAAGACCAGTGTGTCGGTCACTGTCATGTTATCTGTACTGAAATCTGGGTAGAGTTTTTGGATGCAAGGCACGTCAAAACAAATGCCGTTATGAAAAATCAATTCATCGGCTGACTGCAGTAACGCAACGCCTTCATCAATCCTGTCGGGGCCAAAGACCCAAGTCTGACTAGGATTGTCAGCGTCTATTGCCGCTATGACCCAAATTCGGGTTAGTTTGTCTAAAAAGTTGTCGCTTTCGAGGTCAGCGACTAGTCTCACCTAAAGTCGCCGCTGCCTGACAGAACATCACGGTCTTTGCGGTCTTGCAGTTTCGCAATGTTCAAGTCTGCAATGGTACTCAGCGAGTAACCAAGGTCGCTGGCTGTCACAGCGATGTAAAACAGACAATCACCTAACTCTTGGGCGATTGCCTCACGTTTTTCTGGCGGGATGTGCAATGCATTGAAATCTTCAGCCAATGGCATTTGGTCATCACGCAGTAGCTTTTTGACTTTGTCTGCCACCTCGCCCGCTTCACTAGCTAAACCCAATGCAGGGTA